CCAATGCAACTACATTACCAAATGGTGCTGTATATTATTTTAATAATAATCAAAGTAGTGGTGCAATAACAATAAATAATAATTCAAATACATTAGTAGCATCAATTCCAAGTGGTGGTTATACTGAAATAACTTTATTATCAAATGCGATTGCAGCAGGAAGTTGGGAAAGACACGAACAAGCACCTTCAAATGTTTCTTGGAGTACAAATACATTAAATTATGCAGGTTCAATAACAGGTGCAACTTGGAATGGAAATACTATAGCTATAAATAGAGGTGGAACAGGATCTACGACTCAAAACTTTGTTGATTTAACAACTGCACAGACTATAGCAGGGGCAAAAACATTTTCCACAGCACCAATATTAAGTTCGTTAACTGCATCACAATTATTAGCTTTAGATGCAAGTAAAAATATACAAACATTAGATACTGCAACTTATCCAAGTTTAACTGAATTAAGTTATTCAAAAGGCGTTACTTCTGCTATACAAACGCAATTAAATGCAAAATCAAATAAATCAATATCAGCTTATTCTATTTTAGCAAATAATACAGCTTCTACAGCTGATGTAACTGAAACAACATATAAAAGTCCTTTACAACAAGTTTATACAGGAACAATTACTTGGACAGGAACAACTGCACCATCAGGAGCTACAAATCATACTTATAATTGGCATAGAATAGGAAATTTAGTTACTTTAAAAATAACATTAAATTATGCAACAGCAGGATTAGCTTTAACAAATGCTGTAGTTACATTACCAACAGATTGTCCTACACCATTAAAACCTACAGGATTTTCTGCAGCAAGTAATAACTTATATAGTGGAACAGGATTTTTAGGAATAAATTTAACTTCTATTCCTGCAGCTACAGCAAGAGTAATATTAAAAGCAAATGCTGCTAATAATGGTTTTGAAATTCATCAAACAGCTATAGCAGGTTCATATTTATATACTGATTTACAAATACAATACTTTACTTCATAATTATGAGACACATTAGACAAATAAATACAGAAACATATACTGTTGTTAATGCAAATGAACCATTAGAAGAACATAGTTCAATAATAGAATATCCTAATTTATTTGAATTAGTAGATTGTGAAATACCTGATAATGCACAATATTTAAATTATGAGTAAAGAACAATTTGATATAATTTTAAGTAAATGGATATCACGTAAGTTATTAGTATTTTTAATAGCTTGTGGTGGTTTATTTACTCAAACATTAACTTCATCAGATTGGGTGGTAATTGCTACAGCATACATAGGAATTGAAGGAGTTACAAACATAGTAGAACGATTAAAAAAATGATTAACAAGATTTTAGATTTAAGGCAATCACTATTAACAGGAACATATTTTATGGTTACATTTGCTAATGTTGATGTTGCAATGAAAGTTATAGCTTTTATAATAGCTACAGGATATACTGCGAGAAGATGGTATTTAATGGAGAAAAACAAAAAAAATGAAACTGAATAATAGTGGTTATTTACTTATAACAGAATTCGAAGGTTTTAGTGCAAAGCCATATTTATGTCCTGCTAAAATACCTACAATAGGATATGGTAATACATATTATTCTGATAACAAACGTGTAACTTTATTAGACAAAGAAATTACAAGAGCAGAAGCTTTTGAAATATTTAAAAGTGTAGCAGATAGATTTGCAAGTGTAGTTTCTAAATTAGTTACAAGTCCTTTAAATCAAAATCAATTTAACGCATTAGTTTCTTTTGCATATAATGTTGGAACAGGTAATTTTGCAAGTTCTACATTATTAAAAAAAGTAAACAAAAACCACAATGATCTTACAATAGCATTAGAATTTAAAAAGTGGAATAAAGTAAATAAAAAAGAAGTAGCAGGTTTAACCAAAAGAAGATTATATGAAGCCAATATATATTTTAGTTAGTTTATTATTATTTTCTTGTGCATCACGTAAAGTATCAATAAATAAAGTTGAAAAAGATTCTTTGTCCCAAATAACAACTAAAATTGGGACTAAAGAAGAAACAAATATTGCTATTAAAAATGATATTTATACTGATGAATTTACTATAACTCCATTAGATACTTGTAAAGATATTATAGTTAATGGTATAACGTACAAAAACGTTGTTTTAAGATACAAAAAAGTAAAAGATAATAGTTTACATATTGAAAAGAAAATAATGCTTAAAAATGAAGATAAAAAGCAAATAGTTAAAACTTCAGAAAAAACATTTAAAAAAGAAATAGATAAAAAAGCTAATTATTTTATTTATTTGTGGTTTATTTTAGGAATTATAATAATTTATATAATATGGCGAAACAGACAATTATTCTTGTAAAAGAAGATAAAAAAATTAGTAGACCTAATATTCACTCTAAATGTAAAAGTTCTAAATTAAAATCTTCAAAGAACTATAAAAAAATTTATAAAGGTCAGGGTAGATAAAAGCATAGCTATCTGCAACACATTTTGCTTTTTTTGTATAATATTTTAAACTTTTTTTGTTTATTTTTTGTATACTTATTTTTTTTTTTTGAAACTTATTTGAAAAAAGTACTTTGCAAAGTTCGAGGTTTTTTTTTACAATATTGCAATATTTAAAAATTAGTTTTTAACAACAATGTTAATATCATATGTTTACATTTGACAAATGAAAAAACCAACAAGAAAATCATTAGTAGAAAAGTTAGATAAAATCTTTAGTATTTATATTAGAAGAAAAGATGCTATTAATGATGTTGCTACTTGTGTTACTTGTGGTAAAAAAGAACATTGGAGTAAATTGCAGAACGGACACTTTATGTCACGTAGGCACTACAGCACACGTTGGGATGAAAATAATTGCCACGTACAATGTGCAGGATGCAATGTATTTAGATCAGGCGAAATTTACTTATATAATAAATACCTTTGTTTAAAATTTGATAATAACTTTCCTGATATGTTATATGAAAAGTCAAATGAAACTGTTAAATTTGCTGATATAGATTTAATAGAGTTAATAGAACACTATACTGAAAAAGTAAATAGTTTATAATTTGTTTCTTGTTTTTCTTTGTTTTAAGACCCTGTATTAATAGTGCAGGGTTTTTTAATATGTTAAAGTTTTGTTAAAGTTTTGAATCATATTTTTTTATTTAAAATGTATTTATATATTTGCCCTATAATTAACAAACAAAAACAAACATTATGAAACAAACATTAAAGAATTTTGGATTAGCTTTATTATTATGGCTTGGATTATTTACAATGCAATTATTAATCAATAACTTTATTTAAGATGAAAGATTTATTAGACTACAACAGATTTAGAATGGAAGCTTTACAGGCACAAATATGCAAATTAGAGCATCATATTTCAACATTAGAAACTTATGTTTTTGAACTTGCTGATTTAGAATGTCCTGATGAATACAAAACAATTATTAAACAAGAAATGTACAATTTAAAAAACAATTAAAATGGAATTAACATTAAACCAAAAATTATCTTTAATTCAAAAAGAATTTAAAGCAAGTAAATCAAAGTTTAATAGCTTTGGAAAATACAATTTTAGAAGTGCAGAAGATATATTAGAAGCACTTAAACCATTTAATGAAAAATATAAAGTGAATTTTACAATTACAGAATCAATAGTTGACTCAGAATTTTTACAATTTCCAATGTTACGTTCTGTAGCTGCAATTAACGATGATATAGACTCAATAACTGCTTCTGCTATAGTTGGTATTGATTTAGAACAAAAAGGTATGCAAATGCCTCAAAAGTTTGGTTCTGCTTCAAGTTATGCTAAGAAGTATGCATTAGGTAATTTATTACTTATTGATGATACACAAGACCCTGATGCAGGTAATAAGCACGATAAAGAACCTGTAGCTGATGATTTAAAATGGTTGAATAAAAATACACCTGAATTTAATAAAGCTATTGAATATTTAAAAAATGGTGGTAATATTGCAACTATTGAAGGCAAATATAAAATGACTAAAGTAGTCAAAGATGAATTATTAAAAGTTAAATAAATAAAACTGAATAGCTGACAGCAGTAAAACAAGGTAAGCAAATAAAAACAAATAATATGGGTGCATTAATTAATTTAAGTTTAAGAGTAGACAAACTACCAAAGGAAAAGTTTGTACAAGGTAAAGATGGAGCTGTTTATTACAATTTTACTATTGGAGTAAATGATGAATCAAATCAATGGGGACAAAATGTTTCTGCAACAGATTCACAAACTAAAGAAGAACGTAATGCTAAAAAGCCAAAATCCTATTTAGGTAATGGTAATGTTGTATGGACTGATGGTAACATTAAACTTGCTGATAAAAAGCAAGAAGTTAGTTCAAAAGAATTGGTAGAAGATGATTTACCATTTTAAATTAATCAGGGAGTGTAAAAGCTCCCTTTTTTTAAAACAAAGAAATGAAAACAGTAAATAGTATATCAGGTGGTAAAACATCATCTTATTTAGCTAAACATTATCCTGCAGATATAAATATATTTTCATTAGTACGTATTGATGACAAAGACAATTTATGGATGAAAGGTAAAGATGAAAAGACAAGGCAAATAGTTTCTGACAAATTAGGTAAAGAATTTATAGGCACAGCTGAAATGGATGAAATAATTTATACAATTTTAGATTTAGAACAATTTATTGGTTCAGAAATAACTTGGGTAACAGGTAAATCATTTGAAGAAATTATAAAACAAAATTATGGATATTTGCCTAATAAAATGACAAGGTATTGTACTGTAGAAATGAAATTAAAACCTATATTTAATTGGCTGCAGCAAAACACAGAATTACCTGTAGAAATGAGGATAGGATTTAGACCAAATGAAATATCACGTGCAGAAACAGTTTTAAAACGTGCTGATGATAATGGAATAGAATTTTTTAATACTATTGTAGGTAAAAGAAAAACACAAAACAAGTGGGGTTTAGTACCATATAGAA